AGAATCACATAAACAAATAAAATTAGAACTATGACAGCAACTCAAATTTCAGGTTATCTAAAAGATACTTATGGCGAATGTAGATATGATGCTTATGCTATGTCAAAAGCCATAAACAAATTTAGTAAAAACATGAATAGTTATATTTCTTTTTATGGAGACGAATATGCTTTAAAATGGAATTTATTTCATTTATTAGTAGAAAACAAACCTATACCAGAATTACATACACACAGTTATGGATTTCACACCAATAATGGTAGATTTATAATAGAAAAATTAAAAGAATATTATTATGAAAACATATCAAGTAACAATGAGTAGAACATACACTACAAACATAACATTAAAATTTCCAGATGATGGTAGAAATCATATGGATATTATTGATGATAGAATTACATCTTGTGACGAAGACATATGGGGTCTTATAGCAGAAAAAGAATTAGAACAAATGGATGTGTCTGACGATAATTGGGAAATACATGAACTTACTAACACAGAACAGCAAGCTTAAAAAAACATCTAAAGAGCTTGGTGTAAAAGTCTACAACTTTGGTATACCTGCATACAAATCTGCTAGTGGTAAGCTAACTTGTCCTTTTGCGGACGAGTGTGTAAAGTTTTGTTACGCAAAGAAAGGCGCATACATATGGAGTAACGTGCAGCCTGCCTTTGAAAAACGTTACCAGCTTACACTAACAGATCAGTTTGTAGAAATAATGTCCAAAGAAATTCTAAAAAAACAACCAGACTTTGTACGTGTACATGACTCTGGCGATTACTATTCACCTAAGTATTTACAAAAGTGGATAGATCTTGCAGTAATGCATCACGCAGTTAAGTTTTACAGCTATACTAATTGCGTAAAAATGCTCAAAGAAGCAAAGCTACCAGATAACTATGATATTATATTTTCTGATAGTGGTAAACAAAAACACCTGATTAACAGGAAAATAGATAGACATACAAAAATATTTGACAATTATCAAAAACTACTAGATAATAAATATATCAATGCATCACAAATAGATTTGTATGCTACAAAATGGTTTAATAAAAATAATAAAGTAGGACTAATAAAACACTAAAATTATGGGAACAAGAAGCTTAACTTACATAGAAGAATCTTATGAAACATGCGTAGCAGATGAAGAAAATAATAATGAAGTACATAACACGACACAAAACATACTTTGTATGTATCGTCAGTATGATGGGTATCCTAGTGGTCATGGCATGCAGCTTGCTGAGTTTTTGCAAGGCTTTAATGTTGTTAATGGTATTAAACATGGTACTCCTAAACGTTCTGCGAATGGTATGGGATGTCTGGCGGCGCAACTAATTAGTCATTTTAAAGATGGTATTGGAAATATATACATACATCATCCTGATGATAAAGATTGTGGCGAAGAATACACATATACTATTTACAATAAAAAAGGTAAAGTGCACATGCGTATATATGATATTTGGACTAAATTAATTATATTTGATGGCAAACCTGAAAAATTTATTGCATATCAAAAAGAAATAGCATGAAACTAATAGTATTAAATTTTTTCAAAGACATCACTTATATCTACACAATAGATAAAAGATTAGATGATACAGAAGTAGAAAGTTTGCTAAAAGAAATGGGTCATGCTCCTACACATTGTCAATGGATGTTGACAAAAAACGAAATTATTATTAAGTGATAGAATTTCTAAAACATATAACAGGATTATGTGGAGAACCACACCCTAGCTTATTACATTTATTGCTAGGGACTCCTGTTGTAAGTTTCGTGTTCTATAAAATAAAACAAAAATTCAAAAAATGAACTACGATCAATGGAAACTAAGTAACCCAGTAGATGATGGTTACGGATATGACATGGTAAGCAATTGCTGTGGAGCTAGAGTATGTGATGAAACAGATGTATGTTTTAGATGTAAAGAACACTGTGAACCTATAGAAGACTACGAATACAAAGCAATACGTAGAGAAAATTATTTGGAAGAAAGAGCAGATGCTAGACGAAAATATGGAGAATAATTATATATTTGTCAGTTCAAACAAAAATCAAAATGGAATATTATGATATAGAACAAACACTGCTTGGTAAATTAATTGTAGAACCTAAATTAATAGACAAGTTTCACAAATTATTACATGAAAATTTATTTGAGTATGATATGCATAAATCTGTGTATCATGCTCTTATGAATTTACACGAAAACAATAGAACCATTGATATTATTACTATTTCTAAATTAGTAAAAGGTAAAAAAGTTGTTATAGCATTGTCAGAAATGATAGACAGAGCGCTTGACTTTATGGAAACTATTACATGTATTGGTGTACTTACAGAAGCATTTCAAAAAAGAACACTAACAGGCATTGTTAATGATGTGCATAGTCAATTAAGCAATCATGATGAATTAGAGCTAATTATTGGTAAATTAAGTTCTGAAATGTCCAAATTACAGATAGGAGAGCCAGAAGTATTAGGCGATATACATAGTCAAATTCAAAATTTTTTACAAGACATTGAAAAACGTATGAATACTGATGGTTTATTAGGTATAGCTTCAGGATTTAAAGATATAGACAGATTTACAGGTGGCTGGCAAGAAACGGATTTAATTATAGTAGGTGGTGCATCTTCTATGGGTAAAACCAGCTTTGCTCTTGCTTTAGCTTATAATGCAGCTAAGTTTACTAACACACCAACTGTTATATTTTCATATGAAATGTCTGCTTTGCAGTTAATTAGAAGATTAGCATCTATGGAATCTGAAATTAGTAATAGATATATAACTAATGGTACTTTAAACACAGAAGAGCTTAAAAAAATACATGAAGCTATTGGAGCTATAGAACAAATACCTTTAAACATTGATGAAGGCAGTTTAACATCACTAAGTTATTTAGTCCATAGAATCAAAGAGTATGTAAAAAACAAAAACGTAAAATTAGTTATGATAGATTATTTACAGCTTGTGAGTTCAAAAAATAAAGCTGGTAGCAGAGAACAGGAAGTAAGTAAAGTAGCTAGAACATTAAAAAATTTAGCTAAAGAACTGAATATTACTGTAATAGCACTTAGCCAGCTTAATAGAGGTGTAGGTATGCGTAACAATAGCAAGCCAACACTATCAGACTTACGAGAATCAGGCGAAATAGAGCAAGCAGCAGATGTAGTAATGCTTATATATCGTCCAGAATATTACGGAATTGAATATAACGATGACGGAAAAGAAAGTAAAGGCACTGCCAATATAATATTTGCTAAAGGTAGAAATATTGGGGTAGGTGAAGTTACTTTAAAATTTAAAAGTGAAATCACAAAATTTATAGATTATGAAAATGTTTAACGTAATAGGTAAATACCCTGTAGCTTCAATTGCAGCTATAAGCGGTATAATATTCACTTTAGGTCCAGTGTTATTTTCTTTATTTCTTGCAGCAGTTATTGTACTACCGATGTATTTAGCTGTTCAGGTATTTGGAAATAAAGATTAATATTGTATATTTGCCTAAAATGAAGGATAAGAAAGAATCCAAAATTACATCTATTGTAAAAGAAATCGCATATGATTTAGGAATAGATAGAAAAATAGTCAAACAAGTATTATTATTTACATTTAAAGAAGTTGCTATAACATTAATGTTAAAAAGCAAGCCTGTAATGATAAGAAGGTTTGCAAAATTTGTAGTAGCAGCTACAGCAGTTAAAAATATTGTAAAATCAAAACAAAAACAAAATGAATCTAAACGATCTGAAGAGAGAACTACCGTATAAGTGGCGTGTACAATCCACTAAGTATGGAAAAACTACCTGTGTCGCATATATTGATGCAAGAGACTGTCAAGATCTGCTTGATGAAGTGGTAGGTCCTGATAAATGGCAAAGTATATTCTACGAAGAAAATGGTTTACTGTTTTGTAAAGTAGGTATTCTTTGTAATGAAAACATTTGGATATGGAAATCAGATACAGGATCAGAGTCTAATGTAGAAAAAGATAAAGGTCATGTATCAGATGCATTCAAACGTGCATGTGTATCATGGGGAATAGGTAGATTTTTGTATAGACTACCAATACAAACTTTAACTACAAAACAATGGAAGGGTAAGGACTATCCTTATGCTCCAGAAAAAGATAAAATTATATTTGATGGCGACACGCTAACAAAATATATTAATTGGAAAATTAAAAATAACAAATAATGGGATTACCAAAAAACAATATAAATACACCATTAGATCTTACAAAAGAACAGCTTATGGAAAAATTAGAATCATTAATTACTGAACACAGAAGAGTGGTGGCTAATAGTAATGATATTAAACTACAACTAATAGAAGAAAGAGAAAAACTTATGAATATATTAAAAATTATAAATAAATAAACATGGCATTACCTTTTAATTTAAACACAACAACAACTACTAAAGCACAAGGTGAAAAAGTAGAATACATTGAACCTGGAGCACATCATTGTAAAATAACAGGATTAACAACATCAGACAATCTTGAAAATTATAACGGATCACCATTTATACAATACACTGTAAAGAGTACTAATGGTAAGGTGGGTAGATGTAGATTTTGGGTTGTAAAAGAATCTGACAAACCATCTACAAGAGAATGGAAAACTAAACAAATTAAAGATTTCTTAATTAATGCTGGTGTAAAAGATTTTAGTGATGATAGCACAGCTATGAATGCAGCTATACATCAAGACATAATGATAGCTTTTATATCAGAAGAATACATAGGTATTAATAAGGAAACAGAAGAGCCAGTAATTAGAACAGCTGTTAAATACAGATGGTCTTCTAAAGTTGGAGGTAAGTGTACGTACAATAACGACATGAATAAAACTTTAACTGAAGAAGAAATGGCTGAGTTTAGTACTAAACATGCATCATGGGGCAGAGCAAACGCTGTAGCGCAAGAAGCTGCCAATGATGACATGCCGTTCTAAAATAAAAAAATAAAGAGATAACAAATCCCAATATGTGTTCATTTGTCGTAACTTAACCTCTGGGTGCAACTCTTTATTTTTTACTATATTTGTCAAATGAGTGTAATTTTTATACCAAAGAATGTACCATCAAGCAAAAACAGTAAACAATGGACAGGAAAATATTTAATTCACTCAAAAACAGTAACAAAATATATAAAAGAAACAAAAGCAGACTGGATAAATAATAAAAATAAGTTCTTACAATTAATTAAAAACAAACAAAAACCATATCATGTTAAGTTTACATTTATTAGAGATTCAAAACGTAAGTTTGACTACATTAACCCTTGTCAAACAGTGCAAGATTTAATGGAACAATATGGTTATGTTGAAAATGATAATTGTGAAAACATAATACCTTGTTTTGGTGTTTACACTGTAGACAAACAAAACGCAGGAGTAATAATTGAAGTACTATGACATATAATACAGCATTAGAAGATTATTTTGAAGAATATTGCGAGAAAGTTGAAATTACACCGATACAATTATATTCTAAAAATAAAAGACGTGATTTAGTAGAAAAAAGAATGGTATTGATGTACACTTTAAGAAAATCAGTAGGAATGACTTACCATAAAATAGCAAGTGCGTTGAAAAAAAATCACGCAACAATAATGTATGGAGTCAAAGCAATTGAAGATTTTATACAGGTGTATCCACACATTCAAAAATACTATGATATAGCTGAAGAAATTCTTGTAGATCATAAAGAAAATTTTATTGAGTTTTATAAATCACCAATACTTTCAGATCTACAAAGAAACATACAACTAGTAAATATATTGCTAGATAATAATGATAGATTAAAATTACAAATAAAACAATTAAAAAAAGAATTACATGACGTCAAAAACTAAAACAAAGAAAAAAGTAAAAATCATGGGTAAGTCTTATAAAGTAGAAGAGCCTGTGTCTGAAACACTTAAGGCTATGTCAGAAGCATTAAGGTCGCATGAGGTTGCATTATTAACCTGGGTGCATAAAGACTACAACGCTTATGATAAGTTTGAAGAAGAAGAGGTTAAAGGGTTTAGAAAAAGC